GCCTGATAGACGTCCGTCGCGTATCCGTCGCCTGCTTTCGCCGCCACCTGGTCCGCGACTTCCTTCACCGCGTCCGCGATTTCCTGCGAGTGCAGCAGCTCGCCGACGCCGGCATAGTTGAGTTCAATCCGGTAGTTACTCAATCCGCTGCACCCGCACTTTCATGTTCCAGCTCAGTGGGATCAGCGCCTCAATGCCCTTCGTCGGCTTCCCGACGATGCGGAAGCGCTCGCCGAAGAAGTCCACCCGGCACCCGGTTTCCCATGCGTGCTTGTCCCCCTTCGGGATCGCAAGCGTGTAGTCCGCCTCCCGGCTCGTGAGGTCCGTCGCGTCCAGCAGTTCGGATCCCGTCTCGCCTGCCGGTGTGACCAGGACGTTTTTCACCTGTACTGCCGTTTCGTCGTACCGAGGCCGGTTGAAGGCGTCCACGCCGTTTTCCGTCCGCTCCCAGAGCGTTACCGTGATTCCCCGCAGCATCAGTCCATCTCCTCGAAGCAGCCTTCCGGCACCAGATCCTCCACCGGGCTCCGGCTTCCGATCGTGTTTCCCTTCTTGAGCATCTGCTTTTCCATTTTTGCGAGGTACAGTTCCCCGGAGGATCCCGTCGTTGGGAAGCTCCATGTCTGGCTGTAGCCGAGCGCCGACTGTGTGCCTTGGTTGGCGCCCACCGGGACGCCTGTGTCTTCCCCGTCGCCCAGGACCCGCAGCACCATCCGGCAGGAGACGATTTTCTTCGCGTCCGCCTGTGCCCCCGGCGCGTACAGATCGATGATCACCGCCGCGTCCTGCAGCAGCTTTTTCGCGAGGTTCAGCTCATCGTTCGAGAGCGTCCGCAGCGTCCGGTTCTGGACGTCGTTTACGGTCGCATAGCTCGTCGCCATCTTGATCACTCCCCGGCGTTTTCCGCCTTGTTTTTCTCAGCCGCCTTTGCCGCTGATTTCTTCCGGCTCTTTCTGGCCGGTTTTGTCGCTTCCGGCTCCGGATGTGCCTCAGCGGCGGGCACATGGCCCGCCGCTTTGTACTCTTCCACGCGGGTTTCATCGACCCACATATCTCCGCCGGTCAGCAGGTTTTTGAACCGGACCATGCCGGATCAGGTCGTCGGAACTGCGCCGGTCAGCAGGTTGAACGCGTCGCCGACGCAGCGGAAGCCGACCTCGATCTCCGCACGGACGGCCACCATGTTCTGCTGCCACAGGTTGACCTGGGTGGCGCTGGTGCCGGATCCGACGGTCACGACGCCCTTGTCGTTGATGTCGATCTTGACACCCTCGACGGTGCCGTACATGGCCTGCGTCCAGTCACCGGCCACGCCGACGACGGCGGGAGTGCCGGAAGTGCCCGCAGTGCCTTCTTTGAAGAGGCCGCGGTTGAAGTAGGTCGGAGCTCCGAGGATCATCGGAATCGCGCCCTGGGCCACGTTGTTGACGAACAGAGGTCTGCCGTCGCCGTCGACCGCACCGAGCAGGATGCCGCGGGCCTGTGCGCTCAGGCCGAAGCCGTTGAGCATGTAACCGTGAGTCGCGATGTCGGTGTCGGCAGCCACGAGGCCGTCGTAGGTGCTCGCGTCGGAAGTCGCGATGATGCTCTGCGCCGTGCAGCTGGCGAAGTTGTCGAAGTTGTCGCCCGGCTTCTGGATCGCGCCGATGACGGTCTGGTCAAAGCGCTTGGCAAGCGCACCCGGCATGCGTGCGACGCAGGTGTCGTACAGCGCCTTCAGGTCGCGTACGAATTCCATCGAGAACAGCTCGATGACGGCCAGCTTATAGGCCTGCATGACCTTTTTGCCGACGCTCGGATTGTTGACGGGCTTCAGGCCGGTCTCATCCACCCACTCTGCGGTCGGGTCGCCGGTGATCATCGGGATGGTCAGACCGTTGCCCGGGAGAGCGACGCGGCGGGAGAGGCGCATGATGGCGCTCTCTTCCTGGGTTTTCTGAAGGATTTCGTTGCTGACGTCGGTCGGCAGCTCGATATTGGATCTGTTGAGTTCTACTCCGGTAGCCATAATTTTTTATCTCCTTTTCACAAGTTTAGATTGGCCTTTGCCCAGCTCTCGAACTGATCCCTCGTTGTCCCGCCGGTGAACGGATTCACCGTTCCGCCGTCCGGAACCGTCGGATAGTTCTGCTGAGGTCCGCGCCATTTGAGGATTGCGTCCGCCAGTGCTTTGTTCTCCTCTTCGGTCTGGCCTGTGAGGAGGTTTGCCGGAACGCCGGTCTCGGCGGACACCTTGTCTCGAGCGTTCCTCGCCTCGATGTCCTTCTGCAGGGCGTCGAGCTGTGCCTGGAGCTCCGCTGCCTTCGCCTTCTGCGTCTGCAGTTCCGCAGACGTTGTCTCAGCTGCGGCCGCTCTCTGCTTCAAGTCTTCATAGTCCTGATATTTTGCCCGCTCCCGCGTCAGCCTGTCGCCGATGATGGCGTCGACCTCCGCCTGGGTGAACGTGCGTGCCGGCTGTGTCGCCGTGTCCTCTGCCGGACTGGTCTCCGGCGCTGCTGCTTCCTGATTCACAGTTTCTTCTGCCATTGGTTTCTCCTCCGCTTTCGCGTATTATTCCGGCTCTGACCCTGCCGTCGGGTATGAAAAAGGCCAGTACCCACATCACCGGCCTGATCATCCGTTGTTTCTTTCCTTCAGCTTCCGCTCCAGCTCCTCGACCAGATACCCGTCCGGGAAGAATTCCGCCCGGTTGACCTGGATCCGCCTCAGTGGATTGATCACGGTGCCCCCGATCAGGAAGTCGATGTGATCCACCAGGTTCGGCATCTCGTTGACCACCAGGTCGTCCGGGTGCCGCTCCTGCATGAACTGGCGGAAGAACCAGTCGTCGTGCCGGTTCTCTGCAATCTTCGTCTCGTATGCCGAGCGCCTGACCGCCTCATCGAAAAACCACTCCGCGCACTCTCCCGCGATTTTGTTCGGGATAAAAATGCACTGGAATGAATACCACATGAACGGCATCGGCACCGTCCCCTTTTCCTGCATGCTCGGTCCGAAGTTCTGGCAGCCGAATCCGCAGTGGACGATCGAATCGTCCGCCCAGGTGTCCGCTCCGAAGCTCCTGCTGATGATCACGTCGTCCTGCAGGTGCCAGGTTCCTCCCGGTCGCTCTCCGCAGTCCCGGAAGCTCTCCATGCACGACAGCAGGTTTCCCTTCCCCTCGGTGTCGCACCGGATCTCGATTTCGTCTGGCCGGATGTCCTGCTCATGCATCGACGGCACGAGGAACTCCTCGACGTACCACATCCGCTGCGGGCACGCGTGGATCATGTAATGATTCATCCGTTCTGCTCCGTTTCTCCGAGCCGCTCTTTCCGTTCGGCATATGCCTCGCGCTTCTGTGCGTTGATTTCGTCCTTCTTCTCGGCGTACTGCTGCCGCCTCATGACGTTTACCCTGGCTTCCCAGCTCTTCCCGTCTTCGTCTGCCTCATCGTACATGTCGCGGTATTCCCGCGGGTTGTAACCGGCGTATTCCGTGTCCGGCGTGAACCGGATCGCGTATTCGCAGTCGCAGTTTGCGTGGATGTGTTCCGCGTGCCCGCCGTTCATGGCCGCCTTCGTTGCCGGCTGCCATCCGTTGGAAGCCAGCATGATGCAGAAGGCGCAGCTGTCTCCGCTCGGGATCCAGGCGAATTCCGCCCGGTCGCGGATCGCGTTCTGAAGTGTCGTGTCCGCTCCGGTCCGCTTGACAAGTCTTCCGATTGCCTGCCCCATCGACTCGGCCGATGCCTGCTGCTTGATCATGCCGTTGACGGTCTTGGCCACGTCGCCGTAGATGTATTCGTCTATCATGGCCGGAGTCGCTGCCGGATAGTACACGCCCGCCGCTGCGGCGATGGCGTCGTACATCTCGCAGGCCGCCGCTGCCGCGCTCTCTCCGTAGACGGAAGCCAGCTTCACGGCGTAGTCGATGGCCTTCTTTCGGTTTGCGTATTTCCCCAGGTCCAGGCCCCTGACATAGACCTCAAACTTCCTCGCCGCGGTCTGATCGATGGCGGCGAGGGTTTTGACGTATTTCTGCCAGGCCTTGTTACTGACGGTCATGCGGTCTCACCCGCTCCCGCTGCGCCTGTCGCCTGCCGCTGCGTTTCCGCAGCGCCGTTTTCCCCGGTTCCGCCGTTCCCTTTTCCTTCTCCGTTCGGCGTCTCCGGCGTCTCGATGATCTCATTCAGGAAGTTCAGTCCCCGGTTCCGGCTCTCCTGGGCCTTGATTCTGCGGATGTCGGCCTGATCGAAGCCGATCATCTCCAGGAAGACGTCCGTCGAGGCGAAGCCCTGGCGTGATGATGCGATCTTGATCGCCGCGTCCGCCGTGACCGCCACGGAAGGCATGGCCGGATTCCGGAAATGCGGAACTACTGCCAGCTCTTCCTCGGTCAGCTCCGACAGTGCCACATTCCTCGCGATGGCTTGCGCCATCCTGGCAATATTGCAAAGACTGTTCCGGTTTCCTTCGTTCAGCTGCTCCGCCATGAGAATCAGCGTCTGGCTCTGTGCGAGGATTGCGTCGGAGCTGGTTGGGTTCGCGTCGTTTACGATTCCGGTGTCCGTGACGCTGAGGCCTGTTGCCGCGGAGAACTGCGTCGCCAGGATCCGCATCATCTCCGTGTGCGGTGAGATTGTTCCCTGCTGCAGCTGTCCGAATGTCGGCTTCTCTCCGGTCTCCGGATTGACTGTGCCGGCGATGATGCTGCCGACATACTGGCGGAACTTGTCGTCGATGATCTGCTCGTACTGGTCGTCCGTGACGCCCAGGAGATACTTCTGCGGGCTGGTCGCAAACTCCAGGCCGATCGTCGCGTTTGCGACCGTTCTGACATATCCCTGGATCAGTCTCCGGATCGGCTCCTTCAATCGTGAACGCCCGAACGGCTTCGCCGTGGTCGCGTTCCAGATCATCGGCTCCATCAGCGGCCTGCCCATGATGTGCGGATTCCGCTCCGCTCTCCAGATTTGCCCGTATGTATCCGCCCGCAGCACCCACACGTCCGTGTCTGTGTAGTAGTTGATCACGCAGGGCTTCTGCTCGTTGGTCATGGGATCCGTCTGAAGCGCGATGATCGCGAATCCGTGCGCAATCCTGCCCTTTTCCCCGTCCCACTCTGCCGCGGCGTTCTCCGCGCTGTGGAACCGGATGCGGCAGCGCAGCACCGGATCCGCTGAAAGCGTCGCAAAGCTCGCACCGTACTTCAGCTCATCCTTGCAGGTCTTCATGTACTCTGCCTGCATCCGGTTGGCCTCTGCGATCCTTCCCATCTCCGACGCCGTCTCTCCGTTTGCCCCGACGAATCCGTCGAACATGCTCCGCGCAGCCAGGACGTCGACGCATTTCTCGCCCCAGGCGCAGCCGATCTCCAGTTTTGCGATTCCCTTCGGCAACGCGAGGCCCAGGTTGACCTCTGAGAGCTTGATGTGCCCCTCGTAGTACCTGCGCTTCAACTCGTTCGGTCCTGCGTGCACGTTGAAGATGTCGATCAGGCGTTTCAGGCCCGTCTGTTCTGCTGCCGGCAGGCCGATTGCCTGCGCGATTTTCTCTGAAAGAATCATGTTGCTCTCACCCTATCCTCATTTTTCGGTTCGGATCCCGTTTCGATGTCTTCGCGCCCCAGAGTGCCAGGGCCGCCGCCTCGATCGGCGCAGGGTTCTCTCCGCCGAATCCCCAGCCCCCGCCAATTGCTCTCTTGATCGATGTCACGGCGCTGTCTTCCAGTTCTTCCTGCAATTCGTACCATGTCACGGTCTGAGCCGCGAGGGCGTCGGTCAGAACGCTGACGGACGCAATCACGTCGCGCACGCCCGGCCGGATGACGGAGTTTTTTGCCTTCCAGGTGCCTTCCTTTCCGGTGATCTTCTCGATCAGTACGTCCACGCCGTTTCTGCCGTCGATCACCACGCAGGATGCCTTTCCGCTCCGCTGGTTCAGCCAGTCCGCGAGCCACTGGATGCCCTGGCCGGTCTGCTTTTTCTCAATCAATGAGATTCGCGCCGGGCCGTCCGGAGGAATGATTGCGCCGCACAGCGCCACCGTAGCGCCGTCCGGCGTGAATTTGACTCCGTATGCGGTTTTCCCTTCCGCCGGCTTCGGCAGCCTTGACCTGCAGGCGTTCCAGGCTTTCGCGTCGACGGCCTTGTCCGGTTCATCCGTCAGAACCGGCGACCACCACCCGAGCCGCTCACGGGCAAAGCCGTCCGCAGACATGGTGCCGAGTTCGTTTTCCGTGAATTCCTCCGTGAGGCGGATCCCGAGTGCCGGGTTTGTCATGTACCACACGGATTTGTCCCCGACCCGGATGTCTCCGATGCTCTGGGCCGCCACGGACCACTCGTGCCAGGCCTCATGCGGGCCCGGATCGTCGAGGCAGGCCTTCCGGCGTCTCCGGAATACTTCTCCCGGGCAGTTCGGATAAGGCGGCGTGCCGGTGTAGATCAGTTGACGCGTGCCGGTGTCGCTGGCTGCCAGCGTTGCCATGATGGCCTCGACCTGATCGTCGGTCAGCTCCTGTGCTTCATCAAAAACCAGGCGGCTGATTCCGTCAAATCCACGGGCCGCCTGGCGGGAACGTGCGAGGAACTCAATCGTGCCACCGTTTACCAGTTCGATGGCTTCTTCGCCGTTGGTGTATCGGATCGTCTTCACGATCTCCATGATCTCCGGATGGTGCTTGTCGGTAAACATCGCGACCAGCCGGCGGAATGATTTCTTGCTTGTGCGGACCTGATGCGCCGTGTGTAGGATCCGCTCCCCGTTCATCACGAGGCCGAAGAACTCGAGGCCTTCGATGCAGACGTTCTTTCCGTTCTGCCGAGGTACCGCCAGCCCTGCGGAGGTGACGTTGTAATTTCCGTCCTCATCCTTCCCGAGCCAGCAGTCGAGGACCAGCTTCTGCCAGGCGTCCAGCCGGTTGCCGTAGGCTTCCATCAGCATGGCGGCGTCATCGCCGTCCGTGCCGGCACGCTTCGGCTCGATCTGGACCCGCGGCATCTGGGATCCGATCATTTGTTCCTCACCGCCGCAATCGCCGTGAGGATTCTCCGGCAGGCTTCGTCCTTCCGCTCGCGCTCTTTTCTCTCGCTCCGGGACGGCGTTTTCTTCTCTCTCATCCCGCTCTCCGTTTCTCCATGAGCAGCTCGAGCGCGTTCTTCGGTTTCTCATCCGGCTCGTCTTCGGCCGGTGTGCCGAACTCCGCCCGGAAGCGCTTCAGGGCCTTCGGTGTGAGCCCGAGGGATTCCCGCAGCGTGAGAATCATCTTGTCCTGCTGTAGGATGACGGCATAGAGTCGGTCCAGCATGGCCGGGTCGTCTGACTCCTCGGCGGACTTCTTCCAGGCCTTCCGCGTCCTGGCCTGCTCCCGCTCCAGGATGGCAAGCTGATGGATCGTCGTGTCGAAGGCCGGATCGTAGATCCCGAGCCGCTTCATCGTGTTCGCGTATTTCTGTTCCTTGGTTTCCGCCACGGCCTCCGCCCCCTTCCTGATCCTGTCCGTGATTCATGTCCGCGATTCATGCGCG